TGTTGAAGATGTAGCACCAATTTACAAAAAAGGTTATTGGGATAAAATGAAAGGTGATGAACTACCAAATGGTTTAGACCTTTGCGTTTTTGACTTTGGTGTAAATGCAGGTCCAGGTCGTAGTGCAAAATACCTACAGACTATGATAGGTACAGTTGCAGATGGTGGTATTGGACCAAACACACTAGCAAAACTAAAAGAATATGTTGACGCTAAGGGTTTAGAAAAATGTATTGAAGACTTCCAAGGTGCAAGACAAACTTATTATGAAAATTTAAGTACATTTGCTACATTTGGTAAAGGTTGGACAAGACGAGTAGATGAAACTACTGAATTAGCCTTGTCAATGATTAGCTGAGAAACAGAACCGTTTAAGTCGGAGAGAGATTTTATAAACGATTTGTATTGTAAAAAGGGTATATAATGAATTATGATGAATGGTTTCCAACAATAATTGCATGGTCAGATTGTCCTTTTTTTGAAGAAGTAAAAAAAGACATTTGGCCTTTGATACTTTATCAAAATATAACTATGAATTATGATGACAATGGCAGGTCATATCATAATTGGCATGATGATAAAAAATTTGAAAAATTATCAGATTGGATTGATTCACAAGTTAAACTTTTTTATAGAAAACACAATTTTCACAATCAGTACCCAAAATGTTTTGAAAGTTGGTCAATAGATTATCCAGAGGGTGAATCTAATCCAGCTCATGCTCATACTGGTTCAGTTGTAAGTATAAACTTTTTTCTAAAATCCAATATAGAAGATGAGGGCACTAGATTTAAAAATCCAGTTACCGACATGATGAATCCTATGAACTTAACGGTCAATGATGATTGGAACACACAAGATAGATTGAATGATTGGACTTATAATGATTGTAGTTATCCACCAGTAGAGGGTAGGTTGTTAATGTTTAGAAGTTATTTAGAACATTATACACTTTCCAAGAAAATACCAGATAAAAGAATTATATTGTCAGCTAATTACAAATAAGGCTTGACAAATAGATAGATTGATTATATAATAGTAAAAATGACAAAAGGAGAATATTATGACATTTAAATTTGTAGACCTGGATAAGAGTGTACTTCCAAAAACAAAAGGTAAGCGTATAGATGGTATGAGGTTTTATGATGTAGATGGTCATAATTATCCTTCAGTAACCACAATATTAGGATATAATACTGGTGACGGTATTAAAAAGTGGCGTGAATCAATTGGCGAAGATGTTGCTAATTATGAAATGCGAAGAGCAGCTGCTCGTGGTAAGGCAACACACAACCTTATAGAACAATATATTAAATCAGAAACACCGTCAGAGTCGGCAGTATTGCCTATCGGTTTATTCAGATTGATTAAACCATATGTAGACCAAATTGATAATGTACATTTGCTTGAAAACATTATGTACAGTAAACAATTAACACTTGCTGGTCAGGTCGATTGTGTCGCAGAGTATAATGGTAAATTATCTGTAATTGATTTTAAGACCTCTAATAAGTTTAAGCAAGAAGCTTGGGTACAAAATTACTTTATGCAATGTACTGCCTATGCTATTATGTATGAAGAGCTATTCGGGAAACCCATAGAACAAATTGTTATCCTTATTGCCTGTGAAGACGGTAATGCTCAAACTTATATCAAAGAAACTAAAGATTATATCGAACCTCTAAAGAAACAGATACAAGGCTTTTATAAATATTATGAAGAACTAAACAAAGATAAAGTTTAGTCATAATAAAGGACAAAAGCAATGTTAAAAACATTATTTGTAATTGCTACACTTGTATTTTCTAGTACAGCAATTGCGGAACATAAATCTATAGACGAGTATGGTTTAGGATGGTCACAAATACCAGTTGTTTGTGGTCCTACAGAAATTGTAAACGACTATTTGACAGACCATAATTATGAGTTACAATCATTGTCATTTGGCCACGAAAACGCAGACCCTAATGGTATGCCTGTTTACATGGTAAGTTATTTTGTTAATAAAGAAAGAACAGAAGCAATGTCAGTAATTACAGCTCCGTCAGGTTTAGAAAGTTGTATGTTATATAGAGCATTTGGTTTAAGTTTTCCTGGTGTCAGGACATAAGAATTAGTCGTTGACGACAATTATGGTAGACATACTGGACGAGGGTGCGATTCCCTCCAGCTCCACCATAACTACATGAAAAGATTAACACAGACAATTTTCATGTAGTTTTGATGGGGCTGATATAGGTTTCGACAGGTGTTGAGAAAATTGTAAGAGATTAATAGGTGGCAACCTTAAATGCTAATTAAACGCAAACGATAATAACTTTGCATTAACAGCTTAATAACTGCTTAGGGTTTTGTGAGTTTTCCTCGTAACAGAATAAACTCACGCTTGACTTTTAATTTTAATATGGTATAATGATTACATGAATAGCAAAGAATTTAGTTTAAAAATTGAGAAGTTAGCAAAAGAAAAAAGATGTAGTCTTATGGACGCAATCTTGGAATTTTGTAAAGAGAATGACCTAGACCCTGGTACTGTAGGTAGTATGGTGTCTAAATCCCTAAAAGAAAAAATCAAAGCAGACGCAATCCAACTAAAGTTACTAAAGAATAGTAGCTCAGCACCACAAGGAAAGTTGCCGATATGAACATACAATTAGTTGACAAAATGGGTAGTGATTTATCAGTTGTAAATGCAGCTCGTGTATCATTTTCAAAAAGAAAAGAATTAATAGACCAAGGAGATGAGAAGTTAATTAAATATCTAGCTGACCATGACCATTGGTCACCATTTGGTCATACTACATTGCAGTTTTTAATTAAAGCACCTATCTTTGTTGCAAGACAATTGGTAAAACACCAAGTTGGTTTAGTTTGGAATGAAGTAAGTAGAAGATATGTAGATTACGAACCAGAATTTTATGTGCCATTTATGTGGCGTGGTAAACCAGACAATAAAAAACAAGGTTCAAGTGAGCTAGAACATGAATTTGATATTATGCCTTTGGTAGATGAGGCTAAGAATACATATGAAAAAATGATTAAAGAAGGCATTGCTCCTGAAATGGCAAGAATGGTACTACCTCAAAATATGATGACAGAGTGGTATTGGACTGGTTCATTGATGGCCTTTGCTCGTGTTTGTAATTTAAGAAACAAACCAGATTCGCAAGAAGAAACAAGAATGATAACTACACAAATGGCAAGGCATTTACTTGACCATTTTCCTATAAGTGCAAAGTGTTTACTAGATGAAAAAATATAAAAATAAAATAGAAGATTTTTTTAAGTGGGTCAAAGGTACTGAACTTGTCGAACTTGATGACATTGATGTATCAGAGGATCCTGTAAGACCTGAGCTGACCCTTGGTTTTCGTATTATGCACGGCAGAAAAATATTTGGCCTAAAATATAATGATGAAATTGAGGCTATTGTTTGTGTTGCTATGTGTCCTGAAGTGCCATTTACTGTAAGAGAAATGGACTATATGAGTCAGGCCGCTAATCAAGACGGTCAGCGAGGCGAAATAATTGTAGCATATACTGTATGGTCTAGGAAAAGAGGTGCAGGTAGAGAGATAATTATTAAATTAAAAGAATATGCAGAAAGACTAAATTTTGGTAGATTGATAACTTTATCACCACTTACACCAATGGCAACACATTTTCATATTAGTAATGGTGCAAAACAGATACATATAAATGATGAAACACAAAACTTTGAATACAAATTAAATGACAAGGCATGATGGATTTTCAGTATATAAAACTTACTTGGCCGTTAAGCTACATTTTACTTCGACTACATATGATTATAATAAGTATGACGGCAAAATCAATGCAAAATTGGATACATTTACATCTAGGAATGATAGGTATTTTTTTCACAAACTTAGCACACAATATAATGAAGATGAAATACTTGATTTCTTTGTGGCTAATTTCGCAAAAGATGATAAAAAATGGGTAAAGAGTTTATTAGAAAATGATGGCAAAGACAACTATTTGGAGTATAGAAAGTATAAAGAAAGTGTTAGTTATCACTTTCGAAGCGATTGTGGCGTACTCTATGATAGTATTGGGGGTAATATGGCTAGGTTTAATGATGTTCTACTCATTAATAATGGACAACATCCTACAATGTTACGATTACTTCTTCAAAGGAAAATTAACATCCAAACCGCCATCATTCTTGATTCAGTTTTATCGTATAGTAAAAATTGGTCTAAAGATATTTCTGAAAAAGTTGTATGGCCTAAAATCGCATTTAAGATGGCCAAGTTAAAAGGATTTATGAAGTATAATGAAACAGAATGTAAAATGATAATGAAAGAGGTTTTTGTATGAGCATAGAACCTATAAGAGAGAAGTTGGACGAAAAAATAGCAAAGTTAAATAGTACAAGAGTTTTTAAAAAAGTAACACCAAGAGGTGACTTGTCATGGTATATTAAATGGGCAAGTAGTATAACATTAATTATTGCTATGATGTTTACCGCTGTAGAGTTATTTCCTATTAACTTGTTTATTGCAAATATAGGTTTTGTAGGTTGGTTGATAGTTGGTATGTTATGGCATGATAGAGCATTGATAGTTTTAAATTCTATATCATTAGCTATCTATACATTAGGGATTGTAAATTATTATTATGGATAAGTTGAATTTTGATTTGTTACCAATATGGGGTAATCCTGTTGCCTCAAC